GGATCCAGATCGCCCCAGTCATCCAGGGGCGGGCGAAAATGCACGGCCTCTATGTGCACCTTTAAATCCCTGCTTATGCGCATTTTATCTATCAGCACATGGTAGGCCCTGCCCTCGGCCTCGGAAGGGTTGTCGTGCAGCCAGTTGCCGTAATCAGCCGGGTGCACACTTATAACATCGTCACACTCCAGCTGCAGGCACTTGCCCTTGAAATAACCGCTCACCAGAAAATCCGGCCTGAGCTTTCTCTGGCCGGCAAGGATCCCCAGCTTCTGTGCGTGGACACTGTTCTGCACAAAGTCGGCCCTCACCACCTCATCGGTGGGATTGTCGGAGGTGTCTTTTACTGCCACCTCGGCCACCAGCAGCTGGTCCAGGCACTCATTTGCCTCCTGATATGCCACATTGACGCAGTCGTTGTCCTCCTGCACTTCCACGGGCTCCATCTTGAATGTGCCTTTTTCCACCCATTCTTTTTCCACCACGTGCTGCACTTCAGCGGAGTGCACCTTAAAATAAATCTTATCCCTTACAATCAGCTCCATGTGGCACATGACAAGCAGCCGGGCAATAATGTCCCTGCGCTTTTCCCTGCGCCAGAAGCCGCCATGCCACTCCAGGCCCCAGCCGTCAAAAATGGCCGCCGCCGCCGCCTTGCTGTCGTCGTCTATGCGGTCTGAGGGCACTCCCATGTCTTCCAGTATGTACTCTATCACCTCTGCGGGATTGGTGAGCTCCACCGTGTCGCTGCGGGAGTATTTCATGGGCACATTGTAAAATTCCACGTCATCGCCGTAATCCACGCCCCAGAAGAGGTTCGTGTCCGGTGTGCCGTCGGGCTCGTCCGCAGGCAAACAGTCCAGGGCCAGCAGCTCGTAGAATTTATAATATTGCCCGTCGCTGCCCTGCCTGGCATACTGATTTGTGGTATATTCAGAATCGTAAAAAATGCCCTCGTGGCCCCCTGTCCAGTCGCGGGGAGATTTTATAAAATCCACGCTATAGGTCACCCCTGAAGAAGGCCCCAGGAGATACTTAACCAGGTCGGTTTCGTTAAGGTAAACGGCGGTCACAGGTATGGTGGGGTTTCCAAAAATCACAGGCACGCATGTGTCTGCCTCCGGAAGAGCCCAGTCGCCAAAGCTGTACAGGCCGCCCTTGCCCTGGTTGTGAAAGCCTGGCCCGGAAATAAGCTTGCAGTTCTTTGCCGGCCACAGCGTATGTACGAGCGGTTCGTTCGGGTAATAGCCTTCCAGGATGTCGGTGAGCCAGTCCTTGCAGTGGAAGGTCATTGTCTGCCCAACACTGGTAATCTGGTTTACGGCAAAGCGCAAGACCCGGATCTCTGCCTCAACCGGGCGGGTGGCTTCGAGCTCCCTGTCCTGGTATTCTGCGCCTCCGGCTCCGGGATCCGGCTGCATCCGGAGATCTGCTTTTACCACCGCCCGCACCGTTACTTCCGTGGGGAAGGTGAAGGAGTCACGCCTGAGAGTGTTGTCTTTGTTTGTGATGGTAAACCTGAACTTGCTCGGGGCCTGTATGCCGACTTCTGCCTGGCCGCGGGCCATATCTATATCGTCGAATTTTATAACCTTAAAGGTGTAGTTCTCACCGCCATATGTAACATCATCTCCGGCAGTCCAGCGGTGGTCTATCTCTCCGGTGGCGCCGGAATCCACCTCGAAAAGCCAGTGGGCGTATTCTTTTACGTCCGCGTCCAGCACGTTGGTGATATATTCATCTAAGCCGGTGTACAAAATTAAAACTCCGTTTTAATTTTAGCTGACAGTCCCGCGAAACGCGGGAATAGCTCATGGTCTTTATCAGCTATGAGCTATGAGCTATGAGCTGGACTAATTCCGCCCTGCGGAATTAATCTGCTTTTCTCCCCAGTACCCGGAAATCCACCGCCGGGTAGCCATAGATTGTGGGCTGGTTGATATCCCACTGGGCGTCGCAGTTAAACCTCACCACATAGGTGTGTCCGTCCGTATGCCCTGACCAGTAAAAAGAATTAAGTCTGATATTCCCTTTGTCCGTATTCAAAAACATGTCCATGATCTCGGCCTGTTCTGCCGCAGTGAGTTTTTTAAATATAGCCGTTACGTCAATAACAAGCTGCTCCGACAGACCCACACGCTCTTCCGGGCCTTCGTCCGGCGTATGTATGGCCTGCGCCCTGGTGGCCCTGTGCTTTATAACCTGTTGCGCAACAGTGGTGAGGGTAACGGCCTTGTCCGGCGCCACTGTCTCCAGATAATCGTATATTTCGTATTCGCTCATGCCTCACTCCGTTCGGCGATCCATGATCCAAGATTCACGATCCATGCATCCTGGATCTTGCATCCTGCATCCTGCATCATGCCAGTCCCAGTCCTTGCTTGAAATCCTGGTTCACATACCTGTCGGATTTTATCCTCGCTGCAATCGCATGCCCTGCCTCGCGGCCGTCTATATTTACCTGTATGTGGATATCGCCGCCTCCGGCTCCCTGCCCGATCATCAGCCCCAGGGCCTTCATCTGCCCGTCGGTGAATACTCCCTCGTTTCTCCTAATAATTACCGGCCGCTCATCTCCGGCGAGCCCTGTGTGCGCCCTCCTCGCCCCGGCAAATGCAAGCGCCGGCACCCTGCGCGTGGGCCGCGGTTCGTATCCCATTCCGCCTGTGTGGAACATGCCGAGGCCTCCTCCGATAATGCTGCCAAGCCCCCCTGCGCCGCCTCCCATCGCCTCGCTCAGCCCACCTGTAGCACCCGCCATAACCGCCCTTACGGCTATCCATTCAAGAATCATCTTGGCGCACATCTGGGCAAATATATTGGCCAGGGTATTGGCAAAACTTTTGAAATATTCTTTAGCGCTCTTAAGCTCTCCCCTGAATACATCGCCAAAAAATCCTGCCACCTCGCTCTGCATGCCCATGATCATGTTTTTCAAAGTTTCCGTTTCATAGACAGATGCCTCAACAGTGGCCTCTTTTCTCTTTTCAAGGGCGGCAATATAATTTGCCGTGCGCTCCTCCTCCATCGCCCTGTAAGTGGCATCGCTTGCCTCTGCCATCTCATACTGCCAGTTCCACAACTCCATGTCCGCTTCTTTGCGTTTATCAAGCTCGGAAATATAAGCGGCCGTGTGGCCTTCTTCAAGCGTTCTGTACGCTGAATCCGCTGCAGTGGCCATCTCCATCTGCCATGACCAGATATCTTCCTCTTTTCCTGCCGCCCCGGCCCCGCCTGCTGCTGCCCCTCCGCCGCTGCCGCTACCGCCTCCGCCTATGGTGGGGAACGGGCCTTTGACACTGACCCTATTTACTCCGGTGATAAGCTCGATTGTACGGTTGACTAAATCCAGCCGTTTCTGCAAAACTGCATTATCTTCGTCATGCCCGAACAGCCGGTTTATCCAGGAGGAATTGGAAGCTATCATGGATTCCAGCGCCCTTTTTTGATCCTGCAGCCGTTCCAGGACCGGATCACTCCCGCCGCCCATGACACTGCTCCAGTATTCCGCCGTCTCTTTTAAAACACCCAGCCACGAGCTGATCGCGGGTTCAAATACATTTACAATATCCATTGAGAGCTTGCCCAGGTCTTCCTTGACATCACCAATGAGGTTGCCGTACTGCTGCAGGCCGCCGTAGCCTGTCTCTGCCAGCGCCCTGGCCTGTCCGCCCACCTGCTTTTCTATCTCTGCCAGTATCTTGGAGAAGTCTCCGCTCTTGCCTATGTCCTCATCGATGGTAATGCCGACCCGCCTGAGCTCCCCGGCAAGCCCCATGCTGGCCTTTCCCAACATATTGGCCGCCTGCTTTGTGTCCCCGCCCATCAGTGCCGCCAGGTCCAGCATTGCACGGGTTGTTCTTGGCATAAGGTCATCGGGGATGTCTTTGTAGGTCATCAAAAACTTCTGGCCGGCCATTGTGGCCTCGTCTCCGAAGGTGGTCACCTGCTGGAGCCCGGAGGCAAGGTGTTTCGTTGATTGAAAAGACTCTTCCGAATACCTGCCCATAGAGATCATGGCCTGTTTCAGCTGGGCTTCCGCCTGCTCCTGCACACCGTACAGCTTTACCCAGTCCGCGGCCATCCGCCCAAGCTGCAGTGCGCCGTAGGCGCTTACAAGCCCGACAACGGCCTTTTGCAGGCGTGAGGTGCTGTCCTGGGCCTTCTTCATGGACTTGTCCGTGGTATCGGCAAATTTTTTGACATGGACTGATCCTTTGTCGTCCACGATCAGTTCTATTTTAAGCTGCTTGGCCATCCGTTTCTTTTTGCTCTTTTACCTCTTTAATTGCAGCTGCCGCCAGGAGGCAACGCTCAAAGACGACCGGTCTCTGGCTCGCCGGCACGCCATATATCCTGAATGCTTCCGTGATTGCCGCATAATTTATGCCTCCAAAACCATCATACAGGCCGGGCTGGATCCTCTCGAAAAGCCACCAGAATTTCTTGTTTTCATCGCTGAGCTTCGGGACTTCCCCGTAAGGGCATTCATCCACGCTCTCTATCCCGTCGCATGGCGGCCTGTATCCTCCTGCCTGTTCATCAAAACATTTCTCACAGGTCATCGGGTCTTTTTTGAAGGCCCAGCGGATCCAGTCTGCAAGTTTTTTTCGGCCCTCTCTTTCCCCAGCCTGAATTCCATGCTTTTTCGCAATACAAATACAGGGATCCCTTCGATGTTAAAGTCGAAAACAACCTTCTTAACCTCATCGGTGCATGGCAGCGGTTTGCCGTCAGCGCCGGTTATGCCGTCCCAGTCTTCCAGGCAGTTAAGGAATCTCTGCAGGTTCTTTTTGCCGCTAACGCCTGCCTGGCCATCTTCTATGGCCACAAACTCTTCGCTCTCTATCCAGGGCTTTATTTTCAGCCTGGCCCCGTCCTTAAAATCCTCCCATTCGGCGTCATAGCTATATTTAGTGATATCTAATTTCATTCAAACCTCCCTTCGGTCGGTTTAGCTCATAGCTGTAAGCTCATGTTTTTAAGGGCCCTTCACTCGACCCCTTGAATCCTTGAATCCTCCAACCCTTCCCATTAGCGTATTACGCTAATGGGTCAGTTGATCTCGTATTCATAATATTAAGTTGAAACGGTTTTGTGATCCCGGTCATGCCCGTGGGTGCGCTGTCTGTGCCAAGGCAAATAAAAGGTACCGTTGCGGGTATCTTGCCCGGGCTCGACACCAGGGCTTCCGGATCCTTGACCTTCAGGTTCGGGAAATTTATGGTAAAGCCGTAATAATTGGCCCCTCCGATGAGCGCGCCCTGGAAAGAGATATCCATCTTCTTGCGGGTGAAGGCATCCCAGTCCACAAAATACTGGTGGTTTGTATCGTCATAGCGCGGAAAATGCATCACCAGTTCCGGAGGCTCCGGTATCCCCGAAGGCGCCGGCTCATTTACTCCGGAGGCACTTCCCAGCTGGTCTCCCTCCACCGGGCGGGAGAATGTCAGCTCGAACCCGCTTGGATAAATCTTGTCGTCTGCGTCAAGCGCCGCGCCGTCCTCATCATTAATCCTGACCGTGGTGGATGTATTCATAATAATTCTGTTTCCCTTGTCCGGATAGGTCAGGTTGCCCATTGTGGTGGTGGTGTTGGTTACAGAAGCCAGCTTCAGTATATTGGCAATGCAGTCCAGGGTGATAATTACCGGCGCATTCATCTCAGCGCTTATCTTGAAGCCGTGGATCTTCACAGAAGGAAACTCATGCACCTTGTCGGATTTCATCTTCTTTGCTATGGTGGCAAACAGCCCGATCAGGTCATCTGCCATCACATACTCGTTGGAATATGCGCCGTTACCTGCATCATCTGGCGTGCCCGCCGTGCCCATTGCCAGCGCTATGGCAACGTCCAGCCCCTCGTAGCGCAGATACGCCTCTATGGAGCCTGCCACTGCAATATTTCCCGGGTCCGTCCTCTGGATGAAGGGCAGGCCAAGAGAATCGTCCTGCAGGTGCTCTATGGTGGCCTTCAGGCTCTCGCTCTTGATCAACAGGCCGTCACCTGCCCCGCATGCCACTGCAGTGCCCCATTCGGATGCCTTTTTAAGGCCGATCAAAAACTCCCGGCCGGTAATTGGATCTCCCATTTGTGCCTCCTTTCAGTCCCGACTTTCAGTCGGCGATGCAGGATCCAGGATTCAGGATCCAGGATTCAACTGCATTCTTTAAGATTATTTATCCTTTTTTGCCGATCCCGGGCCGCCGTTTACAGAGCCAGCTTGCTTTTCCTGAGCTTGTTTTTTGGTCCCTGCATCCTGGATCCTGGATCCTGCATCAGCCTTTTTCCCCTCCTTGGCCTTTTTCAGCAATCCCGCCTCCACATACGACTTGGCTGTTTTTGCATCCAGCTCAAACACCTTCCCGGTGATCAGTTTGCCCAGCTGTGGGTGATATGTCTTTGCCCCGGGTCCGTCGTAAAAAACTTTCATGGAAACCTCCTTCGTCGGTTTAGCTCATAGCTCATAGCTCAAAGGGTTTTCACCCGACCCCTTGAATCCTTGACCCCTTGAACCCTTTCTTAAATTGTTTCAATCACCTGCACTCCCAGGCCCAGCTCGCAATAGTGACACAGCACATTCCCGAATACCCTGTTTTCAACCGTCTGCACCTGTATGCCGGATACGCCCGCCATAGGGCCGAAATCCGGAGATGTAGTCTCACAAGTGCCGTTGAGATTGTAATCGGACCGGAATGCGTCACATATGCTCTCTACCAGCGACTGAAAAACGAGCTCGCTTCCATCGCTGTCATTCAGGCCGTATATTCCTATAATCTTGAGCCCGTAAACTCTTTCATACTCCGCAGGATCCAGGAGCTGTTCCGGGGTGCTCTCCCGGGTGATCATCCAGCCGTTGATTTTGCCCTCCGGGGTTTTAAATAAATTCAAAAACGCCGCCCAGTCCGCGGCCCATCTCTGGTAGCCGTGCACAACCCCGATGCCGTCCACAGCGGCCATGATAGTTTTGACCTGTTCCCTGATGGCGTCTAATGTCAAGCAATGCTCCTTACGATATCTGAAGGAATCCTGTCCAGTATGGCCTTGACTCTGGCCTCGTTTTTATTGAATCCTTTTTCAAACATTTTTGCGCCCTTTGTGCCCCGCCTTGATATGGCTCTTGCAATCAAAAAAGCCACCGAGGCCGCTTCAGGGCCGCTGTAACCCAGCTTCTTTTCCACCCAGAACTGCAACGGACCCACGGGCGGAAAATGGGCCTTTGTGCCCGCTTCCACCGGTTCGCCGTACACAGCCGGAGTGCCCAAAATTCCGGAAACCCGCTCCCCGAAAGCACTGATCTTGTCAAAAATGGTATCTCTCAGGTGTATCGGGCCTGCACCGTAGGGAGTCTCTTTTTTCACTGCGGCTTCCAGCAGGTTTAAGGCCTCGGTTATCCTGGATATCCGCGCCCTTTTGCTCTCCTCCGGGTACCTCCTGGTGAGCTCTTTAAGCTCCTCTAAATCCGTTTTTAAAGCGACTTTAAACAAAATCAACCTCCGGTTGATTAGCTGATAGCTGATAGCTGATAGCTCATAAAAACAAGAGCTATGAGCTATGAGCTGAAAAATACATATAGTTCACTTTGAACTATCTGTATTTTCCTGGATGCGTCAGCTTATCCCTGCCCCAGGAGCCTTTCAAGTCCTGGTCTCTGGTCACACTGGCAGCCGGTGTTTGGCCCTCTTTGATCCCTAAATGATCAAAATAAATCTTCCTGTAGCTCTTTGCCCTTGCCGCGTAGTCCCGTGACTTGCTCGTGTGGTCCACGCTGTCCGCCGCAATGGTGGCATCCTGATTTTGCGCGAAATAGGTGGCCAGCATGTCACAAAAATAAGCAGCCGCCAGCGCCTGCGCCGCTTCCTCGTCAAAAACCTCCACAGTGCATGCGCTGTCCGTACATGTGTGTATGGCCGTATAAGTAATCCGTATATCTTCATCCGTGCTCGGGGTATCTTCCAGAAATCGCAGGTACGTGCCTGCCGGTTTTTTATACATTGCCCAGGCGTCATCCTGCAGGATATTTGCCGCCTGATCGTCATCGTCCACCGGGTATTCCACCTGTTTTATCACGGAAAACCCCGTAGCCCATGAGGCCAGATCGGCCACCGCATAATCGAAGCCGCCGTCTCCGTCCACATCCTCCACCACCTCCAGCGGCTTGTGGCGAGAGTGCTCCTTTACGGCCATGCCGATGGCCAGAATTTCCTCAGCCTCTTCCAGAGGCAACTCGCCCGGCACCAGGCTCTCTACGGCTGTGATATAATCTTGACGTGTGCTCATATGCCTCCTTTTGGTCGGCAGCTCATAGCTGATGGCTCATAGCTCATAATCACCTGTTGCGTCCTTTGCCCTTGCCGCCGCCCTGTCCGTCATGGAGCCTTGGCCTGCCTTGCGGATTAGAGTTTTTTGTCATAACAGCCTCCCTGGTCCCGATTTGCGAGACCACTCGTCACCATTTGCTCGTCACTTTCCCGCCCCGTGAAGAGCGGGGCGGGAGGTCACTTGTCATTTTTTTATGTTAATCCACAGTCGCAGGTGGAGCAGCTACACCGGCCGTGCCCAGGATAATCCACCCCACTGTATCATTCACGTACATCAGCGTTGCATTATCCCCTGCATCGGCAAATACGATGGATGTAAACCCTGAGCATGTTGTCGGGCTTAACGTGCCGGCTCCTCCGCCGTCGGTTGCGAGATCTATGGTCAGGATCTGCCCGTTTTCACCATTCGCCAGGGTCAACGCCTCAGCATCGGCACCGGTTGTCTTGGCAACATATGCATGGGTGATCGGTATGGCTAAGGAATCTGCATCGCTGGTAGTCCCGCCGCCCGGGGAATAAACAAATGCCCCCGAATCATCCGGTAGTGTCAATTCGTTATCCGCTGTAGGATCTGTAACGATAATGGTTGTCTCATAGATATCAGCTGTCGTGCCTTCCAGCATCAACGGAGACATTCCGGCCAAGGTGCCCAGCGTCGTTAGGGAGCTGCTGTCAAAATAATTATTGAAGTCCATAAAATAAGTTTCAGTATCTAGAGCTATCCCCGCCTGCTGAATCCATGTTGGAGCACTCTGTGTTATGGCGCCTGCCGTCTCGCTTAGATAGCCGGGCTGCCCTTCGCTTAGAGAACTCCACCCCTTTACGATCCCGGAAATAATGACTTCGATAGTTTCTCCATCGCCACCCGTCTTGCTGCCCACAATACCAACAGCCGGCCTTAAGTCGCTGTCGTTTGCGTCCGCCTTATACCATTCGCCGTCCGCATCCTTGATACAGACGAGCTGCCCGGTGGTCACGGTTTCACCTGCCGTGCCGGACACCCTTACAAATACCTGCTTTACGCTGTAAGCAGCGTATACATTCGGTGCCACGGAAAAAACGGCCATAAACACGATCAGCCAGAGCACCATGATATCTTTTAAAAATCGTCTCATTTTTACCTCCATCACATTGGTTGCTTGAGTTACTAGGGTTACTAGGGTTTTTAACTCAGTAAACCCAACGAACCCGATAGCCCCATAGCGGCTTTGCCGCTACACCGCTGCCTTATACGCGCCCACATAGTCTATGGGTGCTCCGGCGTACTCATGCCGGATCTTGTGCCTGATCTTGTCCGCCACAAACACCTGCTCGCTGGTGGGCATGTCCGCCACAAACATCTCAGGCTCTTCCCTGCCGTTCAGATATCCCATCTCCACCAGTTCGGCGTCTCCCGGAGGCGCCGTCATATACCAGTCGTCCGCGTCGGCATTAAGCAGGCTCAGGGTATGTCCCTTAACCAGCCCTTTCAACGGGTTGGGCAGCTTGGTGGTCAGGTCGTTGGAGGAATAATAAAAATCCTCTGTCTCGATCCTCTTTATGCTTTCCATAAGGGCTGTGGGTCCTACCAGGTTTACCACTACGTTCTGCCCGTCCAGCAATCCCAGATATTCTCCGGAGTCTTTTTCCGTCATGCCCGCCAATGCCTTATATGCCACCAGTGCGGTTGAATGGTCGAGAGCGCTCGAGCCCAGGTTCCCGTGGCCGCCGGTAAATACCGCGGTGCCGTCCACGCATGTGCCGTTGTTAATGTAGAACCCCCACACATACTTTCCGTGGGTGCGTCTCGCGGCCCTGCCCAGTTTGGAAACGCCGCGCTGCACAATGGAGATATCATCGTTTATAATGGTCACGCGCGTGACGGTAAGGAGGTTTCCTCTGGTGATCATGGCGTAGGTGACTTCCTCGTCCGTAATTCCCACTATCTCCTGGTAATCGGTGGTTTCAGGGTTCACCACTTCAAGGTCGGGAAATCCTCCCACTTTGATGGCCTCCTGGGTGCGGAAATCCTTTACGGATTTCTTTACGCTCAGGATCAGGTTTTCCAGGTAACTCGCCTCCCTGTACTCCCTGACGAGCCTCCGGTTCAGGGTGTTGCCCAGCACATAGGTAAACGTGCTGGAGGTAATATCCATCCTTGATCTCAGGTCGGGAGGAAGGCGCTTTTTATTGAAAAATCCCGTCACTTCCGGGTCGCCCGTGAAATATGCGTACATCTCTCTCAAACCCCTGAACGCGGGCACCCTGTCGAAATCCGCGAAATCCTGGGCGCTGCGGATTATGGGATCACCCGGACCTATCCTGTCCTGAAAGAAAGGCTGGTGCTCCAGGGTGTCCATCCTGGCAAAGGTCTCCATATTCTCCTTGGTCAGGCCGAAAGCCCTGTCAACGGCCATCTGCATCTTGTCCAGAGTGCCGAGGCCGCCGGTGATCCTGGAGGCGGCTATGGGATCTTCCGCGGGCGTACTGGTCTTTGCCAGATAATCTTTTTCCGCGGCGATCGCGCTGTCCAGGGCGTCATAAGCAAAGATCTTTACGACCTTTTCGCCGTCTATCTCCTCGCTGAACACCGCCCTGATCCTGTCCTGCGCGTGCTCCGGCAGGTCGCTTTTCCCCAGGGTTTTTTCCAGGGCCATCTCGCAGCGCATGCGCTTGAGATCGTCCTTTGACGCCGCATCTTTGCCCGGAGCGGGGTTGTCGTTCCCGTCACCGGTCCCGCCGTCCCCCGGATCATGGGGCTTTGCAGCGGGCTCCATAGCCATTCGCGCCAGACCCGTCACCTCATCATCGGTGATCTTTTCCAGATCTTTCCCTTTGAGAAGGTCAGGTCTCTTTTCCTGAATCAGCGCTAAAAGTTCCTGTCTGTTCATGATAACCTCCTGTTTATTGTTGTGGGCCATCTGAGACGCAATAGCCCTGTTAAATTTCCCGCCCGCTGCCGGACGGGTCACAATATCCACTGAATCAACGGCCAGAAATTTAATTAACTCCATGACCGTCTTTCCTTCTCTCTCCGCCTTCTTGGCTCTCACAGGCGCATCATACGATAGGCCATAAACACGGGCGCCTTTTTTGATCCCCTCGGCAAGGTTTTTGCCGAGCCATTTTGCGGAATCCACAAAGTGCAGCACCGCCTTGAGGCCCTCACCCGCCACATACCGCACATTGTCCAGCCATCCGGCCTTGTTTTTGGTGAGCAGGGATTTGAGCTCGAAAATATCATCAGGCACATGAGTGGCGCCGTTTGTCCCGGGCAGCTCATAGATATTTACATCCGCTCCCTCAAAAAGCGCCGCTCCCTGTCTGAGCGCATCCTCCGGCAGGAACCAGCCGTTCTTTGTAGGCCCCGGCTCACATATGGTCACGTCCCATGCCGTACCCTCCGTATTCCTGGCCTGGCCCAGCCTCATGAGCAGGTTGAACTCTTCTTCTATCGGATCAATGCCCCCTTTGGCCCTCCATTCGCCGTCCGTGCCTTTTTCATATTTTTCTTTAATCGCCGCCCAGACTGCCTGGCGGGCCTGATCTTCGTCTTCTTTTTCTGCGAACACGGCATTAAAAGCGTTTACTCCAATTTTGACCGCGCCCTCGGGCAAATCCTTGAGCCAGTCAGGCGGATCTTTAATTGTATACGGCATAACAACCTCCCTTCGGTGGGTTTCTAGGTGAAAGGTGCAAGGCTGAAGAGTTTTTCACTCGAACCCTTGACCCCTTGAATCCTTGAACCCTTTCTTCTATTTCTTCTTCCCCATCACCAGCGTTTTAGGTTTTTTCCGGGATATCCCATCCACCCGCACAGGATCCAGTTTGGCCACCTCCATGCCCTTTGCATATCGCACCTTGGCGCCGCCGCTGGTTACCAGCACGGCCTCTCCTGTGTGGGCATCTATCCGGCTGTGAAAAAGAAATTGCTTGGCAATTCCATATGCCTTGCACCCCTCGTCAATGAGTTTTTCCTGCTCCTTGGTCAGGGGTTTTTTCGTATCACCTGCAGGTGATACGCTGGGTCCTGTAGCCGAAAGCTTTTTCTCCCTCTCGTCAAGAGTCTTTTCCCTCTCGTCAAGGTGAGCTTCCATTTTGGAGATATAGTCCTCCTTGGCCTTGATCTCCTCTTCTCTTTTAGCCAGTTCCTTTTCTTTATCAGCCATTTTATGCCTCCGTTTTTAGGTTAATTAGTTTATTGAGTTACTTGAGTTTATTGAGTTAGCTCAACAAACCCAACGAACCCGAATAACCCAAATAACCCGATCAACCCACAGCTGATAACCTCTCGCTCACTGCATCCCAGTCCGGATGATACGGGATGCTCGTGCACCCGCAGTTGATAGTGTTTTTTGCCGAGCCCGCAGGATCCCTCGGAAACATTAGTTCTTCCCCGCCCACGTTAAATGGCTTATCCACATCCCGGATCTGCCCGTGCGCCGCCATGTGATCCAGCCTAGGCATCTTGGGGCTGTGGCCGTAAAACCATTGCTTTTGCAACCCCGGCACAACCTTTTCTGCAGACTCTTTCCTTGCCTGGCTTGCCGATTCCAACACCCTTCCGGCCTCGGTCCTGGTAATAGTCTCGGCCCGGGCGGCTATAGAGCGAAAAATAGATTTATCTTTCAAATTGCGCCCTATGGCTCCCATGACATCGTATGGAGTCTTATTTCCCATAATCCCCATAATGAGCTCCTGGTTGATTTTTTTGACGGCATCCCTGCTCAGGCCGGTAACCAGGTCACTTGAATAATCCTGCAAAATGGCCAAGGCCGTGATATCTATCTCCGGCATGGCCATAAAAATCCCCACCTCCCGGATGGGCAGATCCACAATGTCCACGCCTGTCTCCCAGAAAGTGCGCTGCATGTCCCTGAGCTCCACGCCGTACTTGCTGCCGAATTCCTGCAGCGCCCTCTCTATTGCGGATTTCATCTCGCCCAGCCTGTACGCCTGCCACTCGGTGGATGCCACGGTTGCAGCCACCTCCTTGCGTGCATCACTCAGCAGGCCGATCACCCGTTTTACCCCTGCCTCTTCCAGGGCACCTGCCTTTTTAATCAGTTCCTTAACCTTTTTCTGAAATATCTTCTCTTTATTCATTTCCGTTTAAATCCTGCATCCTGGATTTGGATCTTGGATCATGTTTTTTTATTTATCCTGACCCCTGATCCCCGGCCCCTGATCCCTGTCTTTCAAATAATCCTCCATCCCTTCATCATTTATCCTCTCCTTTGCCGCCTCCAGCTCCGCCTCCGCGTCTACCTCAAACCCGAGCTGGCCGGTGACAAACGCAAATAACCTGGTTGTCGTCTCATGCGACATCCATCTCTGCTCCTCTGCCACAACAAGGGCCGTTGCAAGCTGTGGCACCCCGTTGACCAGCTTGGAAAAATCCTTTGCGCTCATCTCGGGCATATTCACCGTGAATCCCGCCTTCGCTTTTTCCGCTGACAGCCGCCTGTGGATTACAGCCTGATCGATTGCAAACTGCACAACCTCGGAAAGAATGTCTTTACACATATTTTGCCTCTCGGTCAGGTCCTTGATCGGCACCTGGCCGAACTGCTCCGCCTCTATCTGGTACGCCTTGCCCCCGCCTCCGAACCAGGAATCGGGCCTGCGGGCAGCGCCCATTATGAAGCTTTTCACCATATTGAATCCGCCGGTCATATCCGCGGCTTTCATGTCCGGAGCCACGGCCTCCCATTTGACCTGCTCATTATGCGCCCTCATTGCGCCCGGATCAGGCACGGGATTATCCTGCAGCCATTCCCTGATCTGATCCTGGTTCATACCGGACAAGGTCACGTCCCAGATGAAATTCAGCAGAAACTCCGCCCTCTCCAGATAGTTGTATCCGTAGCGCTCAAGACCGTCTATCCAGTCAAAGAGTGTCAGGAAATCCGACCTTCCCCTGGGAGAATTCGGCGGATTATTGACGGCAAAAAAGAAGCACTCACCCTGTAATCTTCCGAATCCGTCGGAGCTCGGGTCCTTCCAGTTTTCCCGGATGACCTCCATCTTTTGTCCGCCCATGCCTGCGCGGCCGTAGAGCTCCACCTGCAGCACCTCTTCCACGTTTCGCCTGTTGACATACACATCCTTGATATTCGCAGGATCTGTATAAGCTATTGTCACCTGCCCGTTGTGAGGATTCACTTCCACGAGCCAGCACTGCTCTCCGAGCATGCTCAGCCAGGACATCTTGTCCGGAAACTTCTCCAGGAACTTTTTCTTTCTTCCTCCCAAAACGCCGTCAATCACCTCCTGCACTGCCTCTTCTTTAGAGACCACTGTGATGGGCTCCGCAAAAATGAACGCCTTGTCCATCCCGGCCATGCCCTTGAACATGGCGGAGGAATCCCACATAAAATACGCAATCTCGAACATCCTGTCCTGGGTAACGGCTGCCAGGTCGCGCCTTTGCTGCCCGCCTCCGGTCAATCTTCTGTAACCCTCATTATTGGGATCATAATTGGCGGTGATGGGCAGGGCCATGCGGGCTTTCTCTATGCCTTTCTGCACTTCCTGTTCGATCATATCCGCCGCAAAAAACCTCACAATCCGTTCTTTAATGTTCATGCTGACTCCTGTTTCCTGGCTTCCGGCTTCTGTCTCTTTCTAAATCTTCCAAAAAATCCTCCGCCCCCATGCGCCCGGTGCATGGCATTAAAATCCCTGCCCGAAACGGTCTGCTTCTTTTCCGGCTCCCGGCCGGTGCAAAAGGCAGTCACATTGTTACCCGCCGCATGCTTTGCCAGGGCCAGCGCCCAGAATCTATCGGCATGGCCTCCGGGGCCTGTGTCCGCCTCAAAGCGGATATTGCCTGCGGCAGTGGTGGTTTTTTTAATGCTCCTTAAATCGGCCCGTATTTTGTCGTCCCTGGGGATGCGGATGGATTTATCCTCAAATGCCGCACGCACAGGGAATGCCAGCTCTTCTTTTACCGGGCCGGTAAATCTCACCGCCTCAACCTTATACTCTCCGAATTTCTGTTTGGCCCTCTCGGCAAACTGCATGCCCAGGCCTGTGTCATCAATGCAGCACCGCCGCACCTGCGGCAGGGCCAGCAGGCTATACAAAACCTCTTCCTGTTCGGAAAAAGACACCCTCTGCATAACCTCTATTCGCCTGGTCAGCATCATTCCTGCAACCGGCTCAAGTGCCCATATCACAGTGAGATCATGTTTTCTTCCCACATCGACTCCCAGATACAGCGATCCCACCTTTTCGCCTTCCGGATCATAGCCATCGGCAGTCATCTCCCATTCTTCGGTGGCCCTATACTCGCAAGAGGCGATTAAATCGTAGCTCAAAAATGCCCCTTCATCGTCCGCCGGTAGGCACATATACTCCTGCAGGAATTGCTCTTCTGAGGCGGTGCCTGAGCGGATGTAGTCAAAATATTCCGCCTCATCCATTCCCAGGCGCTCGTCACCGTCCGGCAAATATTCCTGAAGCTTAAGAAGAAACCCCTGGTCCAGGGCGTCCTGCAGGGTAACCGTATGCAGCGAAAAACCTTTCGGGTTCCCTTTGTGTTTTATATCTTCAACCAGCTCGTTAAAAAAATTAGCGCTGCCCCGGTGTGTGGATATAATCTCCAGCTCCCCGCCCCATGTAATGCCCGGGTATGCTATTGTGTAGAGCTTCCTGGGGTCTGGGTGTAGCGCGAATTCATCCAAAATTCTGCCGCCTTTTTTGCCCGCCTGCGCGTCCGGGTTGCTGCTCATGGAGTGTATGCGTTTGCCGTTTGTAAATTGCAGGACATGGGCGCTGATCCGTTTGTCGTCATCGATGATCATCATCCCGAGATCTTTTGCCGCCACGTTCAGCAGCTTTGCAAACCTTACGCAGTCCTCAAGGAACAACCTGGCCTGGATCTCGTCCCGGCTCGACACCCACTGATCATTCCTGTTTTCTTTTGGCGCAGTTTTTTCAACGGCCCCGTATGCGGTGCCCCATGAAATGCCGATCTGTCGGCTTTTTTCCATAAGCTTCAACCTGGAATGATCATCAATCCAGCGCTGCTGGTAAAGTAGAAATACTTTTTCCGGATCAGCCGGGATATTTTTGGCGTTTCCTCTCATAGATATTGTTCTCTTAATGCCCTTATTTGTTCCGCGGTGGCGCCTTTTTCGACTGCCTGGGCAGCCTCTTCAATGGCCTCCTGCTTGGCCTTGTTTTCCATCTCTTTCTGCCACTTCTTTTGCCTGACTGCGGCCTGTGCCAGCTTGGCCACCATCTGCCCGATCTTGGGCAGGTTTTTTGTGCTCACGTTCATCTCCAGGAGTAGCTCGAACGTCTTTGTCTGCACCATGCGGATAATGGCCTCGTTCATGGCCCCGGCATCGTCTTCCGACGCCTCGGTCATGGCCTTGGCCTGGTCCGTGGCCACCTTAAGGGCCTGCAGGCGGTCCTCGAATTGTTTGCCGTATCGGTGCACCGCCGACCTGCTTATCTCAAAACCTTGCCCGTTGAGCCATTCCGCCAGGTCCGTATATCCCGCGAAACCGCCCTGAATTAATCTTTTCTCCAGCTCCTGCCGCACATCATCCGGCAAGAGCGCCACGCTCGATCTCTGCATGCCGGACCTCCTACCAGTATTTTTTAGGGCGGGCTATACCCGGGTGACATTCCACGGTGTATTCCACCACGTCCACTCCGTGGTGGGTGAGTTCTGCATCCCATGAGGCCGTATCTTTTCCGCTGATTATAATCAGCTTGCGGTCTTCCAGATAGTCAAGCTCCCGCCTGAGCTCCCTGGGCGACACAGGCATATCCTCGCCGCACACCGCAGCCATGAGCACCTCTTCGGATACAGGGTACGGGCGGCCCACATCCAGGGCCTGCAAAAGCCGCCATCTCAAAACTTCGCGCTGGGTTTTTTCCAAGTCCATTTTTTACCTCTTTATCTGGTTTACGTATTCGTGGATAAATTTCCATATTGCGTCTAGCTTTTGGTCTATGCGGGAAAACGATATTATCCAGTCCTCACGGCGTACATATTCTTTTGGGAGGTCTTTTTCGAGCTGTGAAAACTCCTTCCGCAGCTCCTCATGTTTCTTATCCTGCGTTGATAACCGGCCTTTGATTTCCTCAAAATCACCGGACATCTTTTTCCTATCGGAAGACAACAGCCATCTCACTACCCACACAAAACCTCCGTTCGCTATGACCACCAGAGTGCCTAATGCCGCTACCTGCGCCCATCCCTCCATGTTCGCCTCCCCTCAGTCGGTTTCCTGTATCCTGGATCCTGAATCTTGCATCATGGATCCTGCATCTTGTATCTTGTGCTCTTTCCTCCCGCTCATCTCCTCATAGGTCGCCATGACCTTGTGTTTATGGAAGTATCCGGGCCATACCCTCACAACCCCGTACTTCAACCACCTGCGCCACCAGAATCTGAACCGGCGAAACCAGGCATTCCGGGGCACTTCCGTCACGTTCACATATTCCATAACCTCGAAATAAACCTGTGCGGCCACCTTCTTGGTCACAACCGGCACACTGTCTTTCCGGCTCAGGTAATCATGGCCCACGCCGCCTTTCTTTGAAGAGCCCCTGAAAATCGGCACGCTTTCATAGTCGTGCACAAACTCCGGCGGCACCGTTACCTCGCAGTCCAGGATGTCGGAGTAAAACCTGAACGGCTTATAAATCCGCGAGTA